AAATAGCTCAGAGATAGCGACTGGATCAGTTTATGCTCCTCCGGCGTTCGGCACAAATCTTTATATTGGTTTGAAGAATGACGTTACAGATCATGCGGGTGGCACCTTCATGGGCTTTGAAACCTTTGCTCAAGCCATGAGTGCAACCGAAGTTTCCAATGATTATGCCAACATACTTGAGCATGTGGAAGATGATCGGCGACTATCTCCGATCCCCTGGCTGTGGACGAAGGATGGGGATGATGTTGTCGATAACTGCGACGACAGCACGAGGGATAATTATTGTGTGATTGGGGGAATACCGGGAAGCGTACAGGCTGAAACCGAAATGCAGATGCTCAAAGCAGGAGAGTCTTTACCCGGTATTTATATCGCTAGATGTCGGATGCCGTACAATAAGTTTGTGTATCCAACATCTCAGTGGTATGCAGAAATGCAAGGAACATCTGATGGTGCATGTAGTGGCGGACAATATGAGCAAACGGCGGTTTCAACGGCTACTGTAGTAGAAACTTTAGATCCCGATTATCCCGAAGAGTTCCGTGGCGACATCCACTTTTTTGGGAGATTGGGTTCTGATGCGACTGAGAACGTGTGGATAACTCCGGTGATGTATTTTGGTCCTGGCGGAGATGTCATTGAGGGAGACCAAAAATACTGTGTGCTTATAAATGGTTTCCGATGGTATTATCTCGGCTCAATGTATTTTGATTATCCAAAATTTGTTGATGATACAACAAAGCAAAGCCGATGGGGTATAGAAGTTACTGATGGAACGTTTCCGACTAATTTCCGTGGCGATTTTTTGATGGCGCTCAATGGAGAACTAATCCATGTAGATGGTAATGTATATGCGTCATATTATCTAACTATTTCTAAGGAATCTGTTTATCGTACAGATAGTGCGGGATCGTTGCTGAGTTTATATCCAACTAAAGGTAGGAAAATAGAGCTGTTACCAGAAGAGCTCAATTATATCTGGATTATTATGGCGAACGACACCGGAATTTTAACAATTACGGATACGATGACATTTACATCGGTAGAAATTAGACCTCGTTGGACTTTATTATGAATAATTTACGAGTGGTGGTTTATTCTACAGGAACGACACCAATCAATGATCCTATGGGAGAACTGGAATTGATTGAGGGATTGAATTTTTCTAAAGGTTATCCGGGCGGTCTTTATCTAAATGCCTCGATGAATGTTCCGCGCGATATTGCTCAGAGCTGGTTTGTCAAAGGTGCCCAACGGCTTGTAATTATGAATGGGCTAGAAATGGTCTGGGAAGGCAAGATTGCAGATTTGCGCCGGGCTCTCCAACGAGCATCTCAAGGCGTTGAAATCGAAGCCGTAGGTTATTGGGGCGCTCTACTTGCCACGCGGAGATTGCAAAGGCTTTATGCCGACGCCAGGACCGATGAACAAACATGGATGTGGTCGACTCCTGTGGATTATCAAGCGGAACAAACGAACGTTATCCGATACGATGAAGATCAAGGCGAGAACATGCTGCGTTTTGTTCCGCAGGGAGGAGTTACATGGGCGGCCAATGATACGGCTCGATTGACCTATCTCGCACCGACCGGCGAGACCATAAGGCGCATCGATTATGATTATGATTTCCTCGAAGCAAGCGGGCAGACTTGGAAGATGAGATTGCGAGATGAAGCGAATGCGACTGATCTTTTCGTTATTGATGCAACGGGCAGCAATACGGGCCAGAATGTAGAACCTGCTGCTGGATGTAATGAACTCAGTTTCGAGATTGTTTCTTTAGCAGGGAGCCAAACTGTTCCAACTGCTTCGCTTGATCTATATGCCGAAATGAGAAATATCACCGTTTATGCCACCATGAATCACACGCCAGCCGGGGGCAAGAATGTCGTCAATCTATATGAGATCGCTCGAGACTTACGCGCCGAGCTTACAGATTTATCAAGCAACGAGACATTGATCGGAAGCAATACACTAGACTTGAGGCCGATCATTGCTGATGGTTTTCCAACGATCGGTGATATTCTGCAGGAGGCGGCAAGTTATGGCGACAGCTCACAGAATAGATGGGCAGTTGGCATTAGAGGATCGCATCTTTCAACTGACAGCAAGCCTATTCTTTTCGCTGAACAGTATCCGGTGCTTACTGATTATGATTATGCCGTTCGGGTAGAAGAGAGTAATCTTGCACCTAATTTCGACATCTCCGAAGGCTATATCGGATCGGACGAAAACAATGTTTGGAACTGGATTGTTGTTCAATATCGCGATGAGCGGGGGTTCAATCAGTGGGTAACGCCAGATGATAATGCTAATTTGAAGGACACGACCAGCATCAGTGATTGGGGACAGCGCGATTATCTGATTCGCATAGGTCATGCTGATCAATCCGTAGCCGTGAATATCGGGCGTCGCTTCCTCGAGGCGCACAAAGATCCTTATTGGCACATGGCTAGGTCGATCAAGATTGAGGGCCATATTCGTAAAAAGAGTGGCGACTTGCTTCCCGCTTCGCAGATCCAGGCTGGCAAGCGCTTGAGGATCGAGAATTTCCTGCAAGATCCCGCATTGGACGCAGATGATCTTATTTTCCTGATCACCAAGACGAACTACCGCGACGACAAGGAGACCTGTGAGATCACGACTGGGCGACCGAACTCGCTCGATATTTACCTTGCGCAGCAGGATTTAGAACTGCATAGATTAGGGAGGACGTAATGAGAGCAACACTCGTAGATGTATCAAAGCATCAAGGAAATATAAACGGCGAAAAGATTGCCGAAGCAGGATTCTGTGGAATCGTTGCACGATGTACATTAGGATGGGGTTATATTGATCCGCAATACTCAAGAAATCTCGCGCAGGCGGTTGCAAATAATCTCATCTTTGGGGCTTATCATGTCATCTGGCCGCGCAACAAAGCGGTGCTGAAAGAGGTTGATTGGTTCCTACAAAATCTTGGATCTCAAGTGGATCTTGTTGTTTGTGACATCGAAGTTCATGCCGAACAAAATGTCTTAGGATATGCCGAAGAGTGGTTGACTGAAGTTGAAAAGCATCTTGGACAAAGGCCAATCATTTATACTGGGTCGTGGTTCTGGAATCAACTCCCCTCACCCGCAGGATGGGAAAAAGATTATTCGCTTTGGGAAGCTGAATACTTATCGGTCCCGCCCGGTCAGATGAAGTGGGACCCTTCACAAGCACCTCAAGAAAAAGACCCGACAAGCCTTGGGCGCGGATGGGACACATGGACATTCTGGCAGTGGACCTCAAGTGGTAAGCCGATTGGTGTTCAAAGCGAGTCGCTTGACTATAATGTTTTCAATGGTACTGAAGACCAATTGCGGGAATGGCTGAAATCACCTATAACTCATAAGGTGGAGGTGGACATCCCGAAAGAAGCCGAGATCATTGAATTTACACTCAAAAGGATATAACATGATTGCACCGAAGATGCCAGAAATAGACCCCATTGAATTATCTCGTTGGCAGGGGGGAGTTGATCAAAAACTAAATGGCTTAGATTCACGCCTTGGAGGTGTTGAACTAAGACTTGATGTTTTACCGGATAAGATAGAAAAACGATTCGAAAAGGTGATCAATAGTTCTTCGTCAGGGGGAAAGAACGCGGTCACCTTTCGGTGGGTACTTGAAAAGATAGCACTACCATTGATCATCGGTGGTGGAAGTGCGGGAGCGGTACTCTATGCGATTGTTAAGTCACTCCAGAATGGTTCATTAGGTCTTCACTAGGGGCTAGTGGAGGGCTATTCCTTTGAGTGATGACGAAACACTAAAAGCAAGGCTCGCCCTGGCTTTTTTGCTTTTAATTCTGATAGCGTTAATTGCAAGAGCTGCGGAGGCAAGCAATGAATGTCTCAATGAGTGGTACTGGCCGAAGTGTGATGATGGATGGCCGATCAACGGCTATTGGGCTTGGAACAAGGTTTGGGTTCCTGGCTACATCACGATTGAAACATGGTTTACTCCTGCTCCTGATCATTTTAGCGGTCGGGTGGTTTATTATGATCAGGGAGTTATGGAAGCAACCGCCACATGGCGCGGTTTATCGTTAGATGGTTATGTCGATGGCGTTGCACTCATGTCACCCGCGGACATTGGGCACAGAGTATGGATTAAATTCGATGGCAATTGGGAAGGTCCATTTTTAGTTGTGGATTGTGCTCGGCGAGGTGATATGTACCCCGTCATCATGCACAGGGAAGAGGCGGTTGAGGTTGGATGGGAAACCGCCCAAAGATGGGAGCTCGAACCACCTTATCCTAATGTTGAGATTTCTAAAACGAAACCGCGATATGGTGAAAGTGTTATATTATCAGAATGGTATGATGAGATCGTGGAGTACGCTGATCGCACAGGACCGAGGATCTATTTCCGGCCCCCTAACGAATGGAGGATAAATGGCGAGTGGATGACATTCAACAACTATCATGAATTGCCACTAGCACAAAATCGTGCTACATTTCCCACAAGGAGGATACGCTAATGTTTACTCAAGAACAGATCGTCGTCATCGTCACTGCACTAATCGTACAAGCTATCAAGATCATATGGGTCAAACTACTCGGGCAGCCCAAACCATCAGTGGGACGTATTCGCCAACTTGTCTTTATCGTGGCGATCCCGCTCGCTTATTTTGTGGGGGATTTCGGTGTTCCCTCGCTCGGTGAAGATCCGATGGGTTTTGCCGTGGCCTTGATAGCAGCAGCCGGTGAAGTCCTGGTGTTCGCGCATGTGCTTTATGAAGCGATTTTGAAGGGCGTTCTTTCATGGCTGGATCGGGGGAGTGAGTTGCTTACACCTTGACGAAGGTGCTATAATAGCAATAGAGCGTCAGATTGTTCATCGCTCTCCTCCAAAGGAACCCCGCGGCCCAACCGCGGGGTTCCAGTTTAATCGGATGGGAGTTGGTTCGCCGCTTCGTCAATGGCATCAATGATGTCGTGGGCCAAGTCGTGCATCCCACGCACGCGCAGGGCATCCACAATAAGCCAAGCCTGATCAATGGGGATGCGGATGTTTACGTAAATAGGTTCTTCGTTAAGTTCTTCTGGTAAATCTGCCATGTTCGTTCCGCCTTACTTTTTGAGTAATAAGCTCAGTGAATCCGAATTTCTTTCTTATGGCTTTATCTTTGGGTTCGTATCCCTCATTGGCAATGCGCCAAGCCATTGATTTTGATGATCCATAATGGTCAGCCACTTTTCGCCAACTACCCAATTCGGCGTATAAATTCCAAACTCGATCAACTACTTGTTTTTCCATCGTTACTCTTTGTAACGCTAAGCCTGACGCATTATAGCCTATTCTATGAGCATCGCGCCAATGGATTTAAGGGCATCCTCAGGGCTGTAAACAATTCCCGGAAAACAACCGTGTAGCATCATATCTTTCACGACCTTGGCCTGGTTTTTATTTAGCCCCGATCCTTCGGTTTTGACCTCGAGGACATAGAAAGTTCCCCGGAAGGCTACAAGTAGATCCAAGGGCCATTTGACGCGATAAACTAAGGCGCCCGCAGCCTCGAGTGCCTCGATGATCTCGGGCTCGTTGGCATCCGTCCTCGCATCACGCCGGGTGACCATTTTGCCTCAACAATAACAAATCGGTATCGCTCGGAATCTCGCACAGAGCCCAAAGGCCGAGGTAGAACACCCAGATCCTGCACAACCATTCGACCTCGCAATTTTCGCATTGTTTATGGTGGGTGCGTTCATATTGCAACAGCTCGGGATGCAATGCCGGTGCTTCGGGCTTTGGGTAACGCTCCGCACACTTTCCACAAATGTACCGAGTTCTAATCATTTGATCCCCGCAGTTGGGACATGGTTTGTAGGCGGTGGGGTTATAGCCCATCATTCACCCCTCAGTGTTTTGGCGTAAGTTAATAATAGAAGCTCATCTTTAGTTAATGCATGGAATCCCAAATGGTTATTCATCGTTCGGGCCATTCTTACCGCATCCTCAGCACTTAATAAATCTGTGGCTTTCTTCAGTCTCTCGTAATCGTTGAGGCGGCGCAAAATCTCTCCTTCGTCCATCGGCCTTTCACATTCTCTACAATATGGCAGTTGATGGGTTTCAATTCCATCCTCTGTAAGTATCCACTCATGCCTGTGTGTCATTTCTCTCCTCACAATATTTGCATCTCTTCAGCCGTTCATCCACGATCGGTGGGTCATAGCAATAAGCCCGGCCACAGATCGATACCCACTGGATCAGCTTGCCCTGCATCTTGAAGGGCTTGTCGATCTCACGGAAACGATGCTGGTACTTGCCTTCCTGACAGGCTTGCCAAACTATTTCGTTCGTTTCAACTTCAGCGGTGCTTGATCGATCCATAGCTGCACCATCGTTTCATCATATATCCGGTCCATGCGTTCACGGAACCAGATCCTGAATTCTCTCGAATGACCGGCATTAGCGTGGAATAATCTGCAATTCAGCGAGCAGTTGTGTTTGTTATAAAAATAATCCTGTAGCTCATTGGGCAACTTCTGGAATACGTTTCTCGGAATGAGAACTTCATTGATTGCAAGCGGTCCTTTGCAGGTATGCCAAAGATAATCAACCCCTTCACAATCAAATTGATGCCCTCCAAAGCTGCCCTTGCGTCTTGGGTCGTTCAGGAGCAATAAGCGTAAATCATCGCGATTCATATTCTTCTTGTATTTTTTCAGAACGCCAAACATCTCGGCAATCTGTACATAACCATTCGTTTAGTTCTTCAATCCAATGTGTTGCGGTATTTCCACAATCACAAAGTTTATTTCGTAATCTTTCAATTGCCTCAAATACAAGTGCTTCTTCAATTGTTCCTAACAATAAATCTGCCCATATTTCATCCAAAAGTTTTTTAGCTAATTCATCGTTGTTTAATTGAGATACTTGTTGATGAAAATTTGTGAGCTTTTCTAACACATCCATATTATTACTCCCAGCAAAAATCATTGTGGCTAACATCCATTGCAAATCGCTGATTTTCTCGCAAGATGTAATCTTTAGTTCTTCTAGCAGTAACCGAAGATCGTCACGGTTCACTAAATTTATCTTTCAAATAATCCAGTTCATCGGCGAGTGCTATTAAACGCATTCCAATATCTCGAATATCGGGTGCAAATCGAATGCGCTTCATAATGCCACCATCCATAATTGTCTTTACCGCTTCGCCAATTTTGTTTGCATTCCATGTTAAGATTTGCACACCACTGGCTTCTTGAAATTCGCTGATTGCGCGTTCCAGCTCATCTACATGTCGCTTTGCTTCTAAGCTAATCCTTTCGCCTTCTTTTTTTCCGATTTCAAACCCACGTTGATACTCAGCATCTTGTGCTTCGCGGGATAAAGACCTATCTACTAATGCTCTGACAAATGCCGCGGCTATGGACCTTGACATCTCAGCTCGCTTATCAGAATGTAAAGATAATGGTTTTCTTCGGGCTCGCAATCCTTCGCCATCTGGTATATACAATCCCCATTTTGGCGGCAATATTTTAAGATCAACAATACCCTTTGGAGCGACAATTGAGAATAAATCCAGGTGCGGTTCAAACTCAGCGAATTTTCGCGTATCTTGTAACTCCCTCCGCAAATCTCCCCTCGATGTCTTGATCTCTAGGCCATGCAATCTCAATCCTTTGCTTGGCCATGTATCAAATACAATGGCATCAAGTTTGCGGCTGTATCCAAATCCGGCGCCATTATGCACTTGAACTGCGGTCACATACCGTGGCTGTCTGACCGTCATCGGCCAACGCACCATAATTGCTTTTATCAAATCAGCTTCGTTCATCTTCTTTCCTTCACCAGCAAATAAACCACCAGCACGATCGGGAACAGGAAGCAGGCGACGGTGATCCATTCGTCTAGGGCCATCCTTCAAACGCCTTCTGGAAAATCTTGCCGGCGATCCTTGAGGCCTCCAGATTTCCATTCCACCACAGGCTCAGCATCGTCGGCGCGATAACGTTCCGCTGTCCGCCCTCCCATGCTTGCACCGTATACCATGACACATTCAGCAACTCGGCGAATTCCGCAATGCTCATTCCCAGTTCCTGCCTGCGGATCCGCTTGAGCTCCTGGCGGGCGCGGTGTTTAATATGGGATTTCGTCATCGTCTTTTGTGATTTGAGTGGAAACAATCCAGCCATCACCATTGCACTTCCAACATTTTATTTGGTCGGGTATTGGCATACCTTCCATTTCTGGAGCACAGGCGTCGGTAGCCATGTCTTTGGTGACATATCTGGTTTGAACAACATAACCCTGCCCTTCACAGTCGGGGCAAACAACTTGAACCCCAAAATACTTATCTTCATCAAATCCCTGTTCATGGTAGATGGTGGTCATCGCTTTGCTCCTCCACACACAAACTCCACTTCAACCTGTTCGCCCAAAACGCCAACCAACGTCTTTTCCGCAATCGCCTTACCGCGATCTTCAAGCCAATCACGCTGGTCTTCGGACTCACAAATCACCGTGAACTTCCCGTCTTTACGTCCACCGTATTCTGTGGGTTGCCAGAACTTATTAAACTCACCTGAAGCTTTATACATGGTTCTTTTGTAATAGGTGTTTCTTATTGTGATTAGTGTTTGTATCCAGGGTGTTTGATCTAAGTTCATGTTTTTAATTCCTTAGCGGTTTCATTTGGAAAATTAGGCAAACTTCCCCCCTAACCCCCATAGCAAGATAGGAAGATCAGGGGGGATGGTTTCACCCGGAGCCATTGAGGGTTCCTTCCCTGCGGCTTTGCTGCCCGTGGCGGGATTACCGCTACCCTACCCGCTGATCCTGACCGAAGTCAACCACGTCGCCCGGCTAATGCCTGCTTGACCAGTTTACTATGATTGCTGGCTCTTGTTGCGCGGTGCCAAACCGCGAAATACTTCTATTCAATTATTGGACATAAAGATAATTCAACTTCTTCTTTTAGTTGTTTCTTGGGGACTAAAAACATAGGTGTTTGTGAACCTTTTAATTCATGTCTTTTGGGTTTAGGCTTTATCGGAGTTATTTCTTTGGCATAGTTCCAAAAACTACCATTATCTGTAATCCACCACAGTATTACTGGAACACCGATTTCTGACAATCTTTTACATGCGATCAAAGATGCTTGTTCAATGGTTAATGTAGGATAATTGGAACCATTAGGTGCTGCTTTGATTTGAAGCAAATGATTTCCTGATATTGGGGATGTAAGTTCGGCATCTGGAAAATGCTTGATTAAAGCTATATCATTATCATAATTAAAGCGCATATTTGATCGCACCCATTGAGGGATTGCCCTGAGCAATCTTATTGAATAGCCTTTGTCTAAGAACCACTGAAATACTAATCTTTCGGCTATTTCTGATGTTTTAAATCTATCGATTACATCTTCCATATCATTAAATCTCTTGCTAGATAAAGCCACTTTTTATTGGCCTTGGCTTTAGAAACATATTCACCACCGTGTTGTTGTGTTGAATAAGGCACTTGTATTCTATGCCACGGTGGACCAATGCGGTAAATGATTTCTGCAGCGTGATCAATAATGCCCCAGTTTTCTTGGGTTGGGCCGATAATGAGTGCTGTATATTCTGTTTTCTCTTGACATTCAATTATTATCTTTGTGAGCTCATCATGAAAACGATCAAGTGACATATTAGCAAGATTGGTTTCATGATCGTTATATTCGCCTTTTTTTTGTTTCCAATATGGGGGATCAAGAAAGATCATTTTTGCTTTTTTGAAGTTTGGTAATCCTTGTTTGACAATATCTCTTTTTTGAATATCACTTCTGATCGGATCAATATCATAGGCAAGACATTCTCGACTGCCAAAATCTAAATCATCACTATTACAGACGTCTATTGTGACACCTCCGCCCGCAAATAGATCTACAACAAGATCGCCTGGGTCAGTATAGTAATAATTGAGGTTCATTAAAACTTGTGCTGGTATATTGCCGGGGTGTTCCATGCCAAAACGTTCATCGCGAAACGCAAACCCCCAAACTTGATAGACTCTAAGCCAAGCCCTTCTGCTATCACCTGCTGCCCCATTAATCGCCTGTCTAAGTTCTCTGACAGACCATTCTTTGCGTTCTGCTTTTTCCAACCACTTTTGTTGTTCTTCTGGTTCAAGCGCGGCTACTTGTTCGTGATGTGACCATTTCAAATTTATTCTACGTAGAACAAATTTAACATTTTCTGCGACCCACCTATATTTGTTTAAAGTTGAATATTCATAATCAGGAAAGGCCGATAAGAGTTGTGTTCCTTTATCGCCGTATTGCGTTTCTATTTGACAAAGAGCATCGCCAATGTTCCATTGAACCGCGTCACCTATGTTGTGCATCCCATTAAAAAACGCCTGCCATTCTTCCCACTCGGGAACACGATCTAATATAAGTCCCGTGCGCGTTACAACGAAGGGACCAACTGATAGGGCCGGGATTATATTTTTGCGAGTGGCAAGTTCATTCATGATTAAATAGCTGATGCCCACTATTTAGGTGGTCGCGGTGGACACGAAGCACGACTAGGAGCTTTGGGCCGCGCCCACCTAAGTAGTAGGCACCATGATTAATAGTCAAAGTCGCGCTTGTGTCCATATCAAGACTCTAGCACATTCTCAATCTTAGTGCAAGTGGGACCGTGGCTGATTGCCGGGATGGTGTCAAGGTCGGTCATTAAGAATATCTAATGCCGATTTGGGCCAATAAATATAAGCAGGATCCTCTTCCCATTCTGCGGGCAAATCCTCTTCCATAATGTAGCAATCCTGACGAAGTCCATCCATCTCTAATTCTGGTGTAGCCCAGATGGAAGCAAGATAAACATAAGTTTCGTCTTGAGGAATAGGCTTTCCATCTCGATATATTTCGCCGCCTGTACAGTCCCAATCGCCCGCCAAGCCTGCTGAAGCAGTGAAAGGTTTATTGTCTTTTATTAGTTTGGCAGCCTTATTCCAATCAAAAACCATGAGCGGATCTCCTGCTATTCTTGCAGCTTCACCTCTCATAAATGCTGACATATTTCTAGTCCATATATCCATGTCACTCTCCTTAGATAATAGCTAGGGAGTTGGCCTCACACGACATCTCTCCAGGGCTCCTTTCGTTTGGATTGACCAACTCCCTTCAACAAATCTCAAATAAATGCCAAATCAGTTGGCCGTCATATTGTTGAAAAGTACTTATATAATCTTTTTTTGATAAATCAGTAATAATGTGGCCCGTTCCTTTGATTTGAAATGTTCGATATTCTGGAGGATTTCCTGCAATAACTAACGCCCAGAGCACAGGATGACCAAATTGCATTTGCACATCCAATATTTCTGCGCCCTCAGGCATTTGGATCTGGAACTGATCTTGGATTGGTATTTCAAACTTCCAAATAGTTTTATACATAACTCCTCCTTGTGAAGGGGCCAGCCATCCGTCAAGCCTGTACTTGTAGGGGGAATGGCCTCAGCGGGTGCTGAGTTGTCACGTGAATTGGCCAGCCAACAATCCAATAAAAATCCATAATGGCAAACTGAACAAAATGCCATATAAACATCCTCGTGCAGGAGCAAGCGGGCAGTCTTCATTCAAGTGGTTCATCTCAATAACTCCCCTGTTATGATATGTGGTGTTAACTTCACCATTCTGTTGAACAAAGAAAGCCTCGGCCATTATGCTCAACCCATTCTGCCGCGGTTTTCTCATCAATTATCCAATCCTCTTCCGGCAAATACTGATCACGAATTATCTTGATCACTTCATCATCAGGAATCTGTCGCCATTCGGTGTCTTTTTCAAAATCAATCTCGCTTAAAATACTGTGTTCTTCAACTAACAATTTTTTTAGATCGTCCAACGATTCGGCAATCCAAGTATCATAATCATCAGTAAAACACGATAAAGCCATCGTTCCTCCTTTTTGGTTTCGATAATTGACTTTATCCTAAGTATTCTTCAAACGGAACCTTCCACAACCAGTTTTGCCTACTCCAATAGCGCATATAATTCTTTAGTTCTTGGTCGGTCCATTTCCCATTTACATATGAATTCTTTTGTAATGAATCAATGGGTTGGTATCGCATTGGATTCGGCCATGCTTTCAAGCCCTTTATCGTTTCTAGTCGGTATCGGGCATCTTCAGGATCATCGTTATATCCAATCAAAACATAAACTCTAATATGCCATGTTGAAAAGCCCGATGCGGTCAAAATCTCAAAGGCTTTCATAAATTGTTTTTCTAGCCTTGAATGGTCCCATGCCAATCTAATACACTTAGTATCTAATTCTCGTAACCGATCAGCATGATGAATGGTAAGAAGTCTAGCATCTAAACCCTGATTAAAATCAATTCCTTTTAATGGCTTGAGTTTATCAATAACTGAATCAAAGTGATTGAAACTTGTTGCTAATAGATTATTGTCACAAATGATTGGTCGAATCGGCCAATTCTCTAATTCATAAAGATTACCCTCTATGCTAGGAACAATACAAAATGAGCAATTACGAATACAACCACGACTCGTGAAAGTCGCTTGTGGATTATGTAGTTTAATTGCATCCCTATAAAAATCTCCGACTTCTGCAACATCATCAAAGAAGGTGGGATCATAAGATACAGCGGGACCACCCACCATTACCTTATAACCTAACGACTTATACCAAACACATTTCTGATATGCTTCTTGTTTTTGCCAAGAGAACACAACAGAAATATATGCCGTTTCGTCCTCGATCCACTCAACTAATCCCGATTTCCACATTTTATGCTTTCGATAACGTAAATTATCGTAACAGCTCCTTCGCATCGTCGGACATATTATTGAGTGCATTGAATAATTCAATCCAGGCCGTCATTTCAACTTTATTCAATCCAACTATCTCATAGACTTCCCGTGCTTTTTTCGCCCATTTAGCCAATTCCGCCAACTCCCTCAACACACGGGCCATGCGTTTTCGCTGAATCAATAATTCTATTATTGGCGAATCAGATGCTTCCTCAATCTCATCCAGCCACATCATCTACTCCTGCCTTGAGAGCTTTCCCAAGCTCACAAACCAAATCCGGATCTACACTATCATAAACCAACCAGGCAATTCTCTCTATCTCTAGCAACCTTTCTTTCTCGGCTTTAAGTCGTGCTATACGCCGTTTAGCATCACACAACTCGACATCGCCAACAAAGCCACTGCTCGATGCTTGTATCTTACTCATCGTCATCTCCTGCTTTGAGGGCGTCAAGTATTCTTCTGCTTCTTTTCTTTCCTGTGCTAACCATTCTTCGTATTGCTCATCTTTCATAGATGAATTTTCATACATCGCTTTATTTTCTGCCCACCGCTTGAATTTTGACCATCCTTCCCTCAACCTCTCATTCTCGGCTTCGAGTTGGGCAACATATTCCCTCGCAAAATCTGGATCGGCCAACCTTTCCCATTTCCATTGTTCAAGTGTTTTAGCCATCACAATCTCCTGCTTTGAGGGCATCAGCCAATGCTAATCCAATCGTCTCGGGAATATGCCATTTATCACCCTCGCCCTCAACGAGTATGTATTTCAAGGTATATCCATCTTCTTTCTTTTCAAACAGCCAATTGCACACCTTCTCAACTTTCCGCAACCTCTCAATCTCAGCTTCGAGTTGGGCAACTTCATCTGTTACATCTATTTCTTGATCTGGCAATGGGTCGGCTGATGTCCCGCCCAAAAGGGGATAACGTAAGATCACTTTACAGTATTCATTTCGCTCACTCAGTTTCATCGTCGGTCTCCTCGCCCAACGCTTCCTGGCACAGATAGCACCACTTCTCACCCTTCACCAGCTTGTCATATCGCCCACACAGTTCACAATTATCGAACTCGGGCTTTTCATAGAACATTCGGATCATCTCGTTTGTGAGCTCCTCTTGATCGGTCATCAGATGTCTCCTCATAAAATGCAATGCGGTAGGGTTCCATATCAGAGCCCATCTCACACGGCCTTCATTGCGGATCTCGGCCAGGGACACAATCGGCTTACTTTGCAGGGTCATCTAAGATCGCCTTGAGCTCTTTCAAGAACACCTTGCGGACCAGTTCGCTTTTTGAACAACCAACAGCTCGGCACACATTGGTCATATAAAGGATAACGGTCCCGTGCGGGATACTGGTTTCTTCTGCGATCTCGATATTGGAGTAGCCCTGGATTGCGAGCCTACCCACAATCCTTTCGTTCTTAGAAAGCTGCGGGTAGGCCCGGAATGGGTCGTTGAGTAGCTGGTTGATCTCAAGCACTTTGTTGATTGGTTTCATGCTGTTTCTCCATATATCTCATTGCCTCAAATAAAAGAAAGTCTAGCTCGACCACCATTCTATACGGAACATTTGGTGGGCTTATTGGTGGATCAATTAATGCGTCCCGACACTCCTTGAGTTCTGGCTCCCACTTATCGAGTGTTTCTTTTATTGTTTTGATGAACTTCTCGATCTTATCTGATTGAGACATAAGGTTTACCCTCTTTACGGAACTCCAGAAGCTCAGGATGTGCTTTGGCATAACCATCAAGGGCTTTATTGTCCCACGTGATTCGGCCATTATTGAAGACAGCCTTAAGAAATTCACCATCCACCGTTTCGCCAAGCTCAATAGTCATATCCTTGATCTTTTGTTCAAGTGCGGTGGTTTTTGAAGATGCGATTTCGATCTTATCTCCAAACTCATCTCGGATAGATTGAACTTTTTGTTTGACCTCATTTGGCATAACCTCATCGATCATTCGCTCTTGCTCTTGTTGGACAAGGACAAGTTCAGCTCGGATCTCTGCCAAATCATCAAGAAGTTTTGTTATTTCTTTTTTCATGACTGTTCTCCTAACATGTCAATCGCCTTGGCGATGGCCTCTTCATTATCCCCCCGCTCCCATGCTGCATTGGCGACCTTCGCGCGCTCATCCGATGCAATGTCAGGAAACTCCTCTTTCAACTGCGATCGGAGCACCACGTAACCGATCGCCTCGGTCATGTCCAGATCGCCATAGGGCACGTCAATGAACGGCGATTGATTGAGGATGTTCACGGCATGAGGTCGGGCCTGCACCAGTTGGAGATCCATGATCTTGTCGATGATTTTTTGTTCCCATTGGTTCTTCAATCTAGGAGCAGATATTGACGTTTCTTTTTCTTGTTTTGGTTGTTCGGGCGTGATCACTGTTCCAATTTCCATGTCTTCTAAATCTTGCGTGAAGAATTCTGAAGCATTGACAGCGATCAAGGTTGCAGCTATCAGAGATCGTTTCTGTGCCATCTTATCGATGGTGTTTACAAGGTCTTGCGGATTTTCGTTCTTGATCATGCCTCGATCTTGACCTTCGATCTCTTCAGCACCGTCCGACCATTTTTTGCCGCACCCGCCCTTTTTATGCCAACACAGCCAACCACCACCGTATTCTTCCTTGCCTTTGATGATGGCTTCCTGTCCACATTCGGGACATACTGGATTGGCGGTCCTGAAGCGGTATTTCTTTTCCCATGAGTTGCAGGAACCTACGCCATGACCAACAAGCATTTCGCCACGATACAGTAAGCATCCATATTGAAAATAGAAGAATGGTTCTCCGTGATGATTGTCGCCGTTCCAATCAAGATTTTTTTCTAAGACCTCAAACTTTGGTGAAAGGCCAAAGAAGGTGGTCAGTTTTTCGGCTCCCGGTTTTAGCAATGTAGGCTTATCTGTTCCGGGGATGATGCCATAATCAGTTCCTTCAACCATGATCCCTTTGACAAATTCCACCAAAGTATCACGGCGATTGACTGCCAGTTGAATGTCCATAACTGGCATGATCGCAAATTCATCAGTCATCGTTATTCTCCTTTATATTTTCCCAATTTTTCTCGGTCAAAATATATGTAAATACATCAAACCGCGGAACAAGATGGATGGCAACTAATTTCTCGCATCCTCCACTTTCGTGATCACATGTTGTTAAATGTGTATCTGAATAACTCTTGAGCGGTAAATATCTGTGTTGTTCAAGACCGCAATGCGGGCAAGTAAACTTTATACGCACCTGCGGAACATAGTCATTTTCGGATGTGTTAGACATCTCAACCCTCCACAAACACATAATCGGCAAGATCCTCGATCCCGTAATCTTTGCCGACTTGATATAAAACTGCTCTGAGCTGGTTGTTCTCCGTCTGCAGATCATCGTTCGCCTTGGTTAGTTTGCGGATCTTTGCCAAGAGCGGAGCCCGGTAGCTTTCGAGCAGTTCTTCCTGATTTTCGCGTAATTGTTGGAATGTCATCTTGTCACTCTCCTCATAAGTAATTATATAATAGGTTTATAGTCATGTCAAGCACTAAATTGCATCGCAAAGACGTTTTGTGGTAAAGTATCACCGTGGCTAAATTCAACTAAAATGCGTGAAACGAATAAAGCGAAGCAAGCTTTTGAAGATTATTTCAATATGGGACCAGGTCGGTCTCTTCGTGCATTACATGAAGAATACTGTCAACGAACCAAAGATAAACCGCCAACAAAAAGGTTTGAGACGATAGCTACTTGGTCTACAAAGCACCATTGGCAGGATCGTATTGCACAGAGAGAACATGAAATAGCTCAAGCACAGTTTGAGGCCATTAAAGAAAGGGCGATTGAATCAAGCTATGCTTATTGGCCCAAGCGTGTTAAGGATCTAATCGAATTGGCCGAACTTTTACTGGAAGAGATACAAACCGAAGACAAAAGATGGCTACCAGATGTCAAGCAGATCGGTGGCGGGGAATTTGCCGAGCGAGTTGACATCGTTCGTTTTAATTCGGCACTTATTGAACAATTCCGAAGGACATTAGATGATATTGCATCTGAAGTTGGCGAACGGATTAGCAGACATGCTGTTGTAGGTGCCGAGGAAGGTCCAGTAATCATCAAAGTGATAAGAGATGGAATTGGTCGTTCGTCTCAAAACTCCACATGAAAAACAGCGCGCATTTATTGAGAGCAAGGCCAAGCGCAAGATTGTGCGTGCTGGAAGACGAAGTGGCAAAACAACAGGCGCATCCATTAAAGCCGTTGATGATTTTCTCGATGGCCATCGAATTCTCTATGCTGTACCCACCCAAGAACAAGTTGATCGATTTTGGTTTGAGTGTAAGATTGCACTAAAAGAACCAATTGAAGCAGGTATTTACTATAAGAATGAAACCAAACATATCATTGAACTTCCCGGTACGGAGCAGCGCATTAGAGCAAAAACTGCGTGGAATGCAGATTCATTGAGAGGCGATTACGCTGATGAATTAATACTTGATGAATATCAGCAGATGGATGAAGACGCTTGGAGTTTGGTTGGAGCTCCGATGATGTTAGATACAGATGGAAATACAACTTTTATTTATACGCAAAAGCGCGGCAAACATCATTCTAAGGAATTATTTAAGAAAGCAAAAGAAGATCAATCTGGACGCTGGGAAACCTTTGTTTTTAGTAGTCACGATAATCCCCATTTGAGTCAAGAGGCATTAGACGAAATCACATTAGATATGACGACAATCGCTTACCGCGCCGAGATCCTTGCCGAGGACATCGAAGACGACCCAATGGCACTATGGCGCCGGCAGGAGATGATCGAGGACCATCGTGTCACTTCGCACCCTGCTCTAGTTCGTGTTATTGTAGGGGTTGATCCTCCTGGCGGTGCAACCGAGTGCGGGATCATCGTTGGTGCTTTGGGAAAAGACGGAGATGGATATATCATAGAGGACAGGAGCCTCAAGGCTTCGCCTGCCAAATGGGGCTCGGAGGTTCTCACGGCATACCACCATAATGAAGCCGACCGGATCGTAGGAGAAAAGAACTACGGCGGGGATATGGTGGAGAATACCATCCGCAGGCTTGAAGGCGGTGAGCTAGTATCTTACAAAGATGTCCACGCCACAAGAGGCAAAGCAGTTCGGGCAGAGCCAGTTGCGGCATTGTACGAACAAGGTAGAATTCATCATGTGGGCGAATTCCCCGATCTGGAAGACGAGCTCTGCACCTGGGTTCCGGGGGTTTCCAAATGGTCGCCGAACCGACTGGATGCTTTGGTTTGGGTTATCACAGAAATCATCCCGGCGATCCGAGCGAGGAGTTTACCCGAGACACAACCTATTCAAGAATCCAAATTCCTAGAAGAGCCAGTAGGCGAGAAATCTAGGTGGAAGCGATATTAACATGCCACAAAACAAAGAAATCGGAATCGTAGGACTTGACGAGTGGAGCGGGCAGATCCGTGAGGATTTCCTGCGAGAGCTACAAGGTAAAGAGGGCTTCAAGCGTTATAACGAGATGCGGCTCAACTCGCCCATCATCGGAGCCCTGCTTGTTGCCATCAAGCAGTCCATCCTTTCTATCGATTGGAATTATGAAAGCGAAGAGGGCGAAGAGGATCCCCGCTTGGAGATCCTTAATGATTCCTGGGACACGATGTCGCACTCTCAGAAGGACCACATCGAAGAGGCGCTCACATTCCTACCCTTCGGTCATTCGATCTTCGAGATCGTCTACCAGCGCGACGGGAGCCGGATCTTGTGGCGCAAGTTCGCTCCTCGAGGTCAGGACACGGTTTGGAAGTGGGACCTTGACGAAAAGGGCGGGATGGAAGGCGTCGTGCAGCAGACGGTGAGGAATCCGACGCCGACGCCGATTCCGATTGAAAAGCTGATCGTCTACCGGGTGAATATCGAGAAGAACAATCCAGAAGGTCGCAGTATTTTGAGGCAATCTTGGATTCCATACTACTACGCCAAGAACATCCAGCAGATCGAAGCGATCGGGATTGAGCGCGATCTGGCGGGCTTGCCGGTTATTGGACTTCCAGAAAATGCAACGACCGACGAAACCGATACCAATTCGGATTACAGCAAAGCGAGTAAGCTGGTTCGCAACATCCGTAACGATGAGCAGGCGGGCGTGGTCAGACCGTTTGGTTGGGAGGTGCAATTACTGTCCACTGGCGGCTCGAGGCAGTTCAACACCGACGAGATCGTCAAGCGCTACGAGAGCCGGATGCTGATGAGCGCCCTGGCGCAGTTCTTGATGCTCGGCCAGGAGCAGGTCGGGTCCCTTGCCCTATCCCGAGATCAAACGGATTTCTTCACGATGGCCGTCAACGCGACCGCCGACATCATCTCCGAGACGCACACGAAGTTCGCCATCCCGCGCTTGATGAGGCTCAACGGCTATGATGCGGAGGGACTGCGCTTCGATCACTCGCCTGCAGGCGATGTGGACATCAAGTCTCTGGGCGAGTTCCTGACAGCCATTTCACCTTTCATCACCTGGACGACCGAGGATGAGATCTGGCTGAGAGGAGCGGCCAAGCTACCCGAGCGAGCGCCGGAAGAAATCGATGAAGTGAAAGAGCAGAAGCGCTCGATGATCACACCGATGCTCGAGGGCCTGCGGAAAAAGAAAGAGGAGCAGGAAGGCGAAGAGGAAGAGAAGATGGGAGCGGAATACTATGCCGGTGCGCCGGATGATGTTGAGCGGCGCAGGTTCGAGCGCAGATGGGAGCAGACGATCAAAAGTTATTTCGCCGATCTGAAAAAGCGGGTGATAAAAGGGGCAAAAGGCATCAAGCGTGTTTGAACCTCTCAAGCCTTTCAACCGCGTGTTCGTCACCGGACCTCAGCGATCCGGCACACGCATCTGCGCCAGGATGATCGCCCATGACACAGGACACATCTTCGTCGATGAGCGGGATTTTCACACCGACAGCCTTTACCATCTCAGCGGACTCATGGCCCGCAATCTGGACGAAAATCTGGTCGTCCACTGTCCCGCTCTATGCCGGTGGGTGCACATGCTTGGAGCTCACGATAGCGTGGCCGTGGTTCTCATGCGAAGAGAAACCGAAGACATCATCGCCAGCCAGGAGCGGATCAAGTGGATCTGGGAGTCGGTCGAATTGATGAGATACGAGGTCGCGGAAGGGAATATCGCCGAACTCAAATACTGGTATTGGGACAAATGGCAGAAAGACAAGATCGTAAATCCATTCGAGATTGAGTATGAAAGCCTCGCCTATCATCCGCTGTGGGTTGAGGAGCGGAAGGATTGGGGGGCACATCAGATGGAGGTGATGGGATGACGCATTTTCTTGACAAGATCGTCGGTCCATTATTTACAGATAAAGATATTTCTCTTGAAATTGTTTGGTTTGATCCCTGGAATCATCCAAACACCAAAATTATTGAAGGGGCTATTTTGCCATCTAAACGAATTGTTGTTATGAGTGATCAAGATTCATATTGGTTTGAAGCAGATGGAACTTCGCCAAAGGGAACTTTTTTATTAAAGGTGAATGATGCCTGACCCCCTCGACCCCGAATTCTGGATCAGAGAAGCCAGTCGATTCAGCGGCGAACTGAGCGAGCTGTTCATGCTCGCCCTGCTCGCTGGTGCGGGAAGCGGCATCGATCTCCTGCCACCCAATCTGCGGACGCTCATCGGATGGGACGTGATCAATCAGGCCGCGCTCGATTTCCTGCGTACTTACCAGTTCGAATGGATCAAGGACATCACCGAGACAACGCGCAGGCAGACGGTACAGGCCATCGAACAGTGGATCGAATCGGGCGATCCGATCTCGGCACTTGAATCAAGGCTCATCCCGATCTTCGGTGACAGCCGGGCAAGATCCATCGCCGTGACCGAAGTGACGCGCATCTTCGCATCGGGCAATATGATGGCGTGGCAGTCCACGGGTTTTGTTGGAGCGAAAAAGTGGCAGACTGCGGTGGATGAACGGGTGTGTCCATTTTGCAGACCGCTCCATAATAAGATTGTTCAGTTAGAAGGTCAGTTCGCTTTGCTTCCGCAAGATATGACACCGGAACTGTTGCAAAGACGATTTAGGGGTGGCTATGAGTTCGCCTGGATGGGGCCACCAGCTCATCCGAATTGTAGATGCTGGCTGCTCCCAGTCGTCAGTCTCGAAGGATTGCGCGAGCAGATCCGCCAAGGCTTCGGATGGTTCGGCGATCTGGATGTCGTCGAATATCTTGAAGCAAATAAGGTAGCCTATGTCGCCTAAAGTCATGGAAGTCGAAGGGCTTGACGAGCTCATTGATCGGTTGCAGCGCACACCGCAGGTCTACAAGCAGGCCGAACAGAAGACCATGGTCGCATCGCTTACGATCCTGTGGGAAAACGTGCCGCCTTATCCTCCTGCGCCAGCGACCAGTCGCTATGTTCGGACCGGGACGCTTGGTCGTTCTTTGGGCTCGTCGATGGGCGGAGGAGCTACGGGACAACCGCAAATCTTCGGCATCAAGATGTATAGCAAGGGTGCGGTTGGCAGTTTCGGCACGCGATTGAAATATGCTCAATATGTCATCGGTTCACGGCACACACAGCAGATTTATCCATTCTCCGCGTACTGGTGGACCATCGACACGATCATCGGCAAGGCCTACGGAAAGATTTTGCGTGCCTGGAAGATCATGGCCGAGGAGCTGGCGAAGTTCCTCGAAGGCAGAGGTTTATGAGCGGGAACAACAAGGACGCTAAACGATTGAAGCCCGAAGATCACCGCTGTCAGCACTGTGGGAGGTTGCTTGCCCGCGTCCGGTTAGTACCCGGCTCCTATATTGAGATCCGCTGTCCGAAGTGCTCCAGAATGTATGCTTACCAAGAGGTACTGGTTGACAGCGTACAAGAAATGGTTATACTAGATTCAGTTGAATAATTCCGCACGAGCACCTAGAGTGCCCTTGTGAGGCGAAGAGCGCCGGAGAGCGCCGTTGATCCATGCGGATCGGCGGCGTTTTTTATTTTATGCCACGACCTAGACCGGGCGAAACAGAAGACGAATACATCCCGCGTTGCATTTCTTATGTGATGAGCAACGAAGGCATCAAAGATTCGAGTCACGCGGCTGCCAAATGTCACGGCCTATGGAAGCAGTACAAGGAGGGCAAGATGGGAGCCGAAGAGTTTGACGGATGGGTCACAGTCGAAGAGATGAAAGAGTTTTGTCCCGACTGTGCCGAGCAAATGGAAGCGCATGGATTTTCTAAGATCAATATTTACGCTATTGAACGCATTCCAGAACCTATGCTCCGTGGTCTATGTGCCAAGTTCGGACCGAGTCCCGGGTTTTTCACCCGCTGTTCACAATCGTCCTTCGGCGGGTTTCCGGTTTCGGATAAGGCCCGATTCTGTGGTGCGCTCAAGAAAGCCTGTGTCGCTCGCGGCATGGCATCTTACGGAGAGAGCATGTACCTCATCGACGAGATCGACAACTACGTGACCGTGAAGCCCGGCGAACCGCTGAGGCTTTTCAAGTTCGGCAGGATCATCAAGAAAGGCGTGGAGCGGATCATCACGCCCGAGCTGGCGGCGAAATTCAAGATCCCGCATTTCAAGCCACCGATCAAGCTCGGTGGTCACGAAGATGCTTTGCCAGCAGGCGGGCATCTTGTCGGGTTGGAAGTGCGTGAAGATGGGCTTTATGGCAAGCCCGAATACAACGAAAAAGGCTCTCAGGCACTCGCTGAGGGCGCCTGGAGATATACATCACCGGAGGTTATATGGGACGAAGACGGAGGATTTGAAAATCCAGAGACAGGAGAAATGATCAACGGTCCTTTGATTGTTGGTCTGGCGCTGCTTCATCGTCCGCACCTGGGCGAGAATGCGGCGCTTTATCATGTGGAGCCAATCGGCAAGGAGAAGGTGATCATGACAGACGAAAACGTAATGGTTTCCAAGAATTTCTTTGAAAGCTTGCTTTCGAGGATTTTGCCTGAGAAGCCGGAGATCCCCGAGGAATACAAGGCGGCCGTCAAGGAGCGGGACGACCTTAAGAAAGAAAAGGTCGAAGCTGAAAAGTTGGCCGCTCAGGTTGCGCGCCTCGATGAG